ATCGATGTAACTTGAACCGCTCTCAGATCGATCTTAGCGATGCCAGTGTGCGTTGGAAGGTCGAGAGGATAGGTGATAGCCATTACGCAAACGCAGCAGCATAACTGCCGCCCCTTCTCTTCGCATCTAGGACCGCTGCTTTAGCTTGCGCTGCGATTTGTGGAGCCATCGACATAACCTCTGCACGAACTGTTTGTTGAATACCAGTTGTTAGATTGACTGTTTGATTTAGCACCACTCCATTGCCACCGCTACTGATTGCAGTTTGTCCTCGATTTAATACTCGCTCACCTGTTCTGGCTAAGATCATTCGTTCATCAGATCTAAATCCTCTTGGACCCTGACCAACAACGCCACCAGTGTGGAAATCCATCAATCCAGGGAACATGGGTCCGGTACTAGTACCCATTGGAGTTGCAGGCACTCCCTGAGATGCGGCGAACATAGACAATCCCATTTTAAACAAGCTGCCGATGTTAAAACCACCGCCGCTTTTTCCGCCTTTGCCCATAGTTGTTACTATATCGAGAACCTTTTTAAGCACTAAGCCTAGAGCATCTTTCCATTTCATCGTGCCAGATATTAAACCGCTGATAGCCTCGTTTGCTGTTTGAATACCATCTTTCATAATATCAGCGATTTGCTGCTGTAATTCTTTTTGACGCTCTGCTGCTTTGTTACGAGCGTCCATAGTGCGCTTTACTTCAAACTCTCGCTCAAGATCTTCCATAAGCAATTTATGCTGGCCTTGAGTTAGCTGCACGTTTTCTTTGCTTAATTCGTGCATTATTTCTTCGTATTTAAGCTGCTTTTCTCTTTCAAAGCTATTAAGCTCCATCAATCTTAGTTCGCTTTCTGCAACTATTCGCGATCTATTTTGAGCCTGTAATATTCTTTCTCGCAGCCTTATTTGAATTAAAGACTCGGTTTTAGCTTTGGTTGACATATATGGATGACCTGAAGGTTGAGGACGAGGACTAATCTCGACCATACCCTTCATTTCTCTAGCTGCCGCCTTTGCAGCAGCAAGTTCTGCAATTTTCGTGTTTAGTAAATCAACCATACCTCTAGCAGGTTGACTTGTTTTAGCGATAGTCTCCTGAAGCTCTTCTATCTCAAGTTGCAGTGTTTGGATTTTTGTTCTTTCGATAATCCCAAGCCAGTAAGCAAGCTCTTGAATGTTTTGAATAATTGTAGGCATGTTTTTCATGAACGCATCAGCAAATGCGATGATTTGAGGACCAGCTTGTACTAGAGCGTTTGTAAGTTGCTTTTTAATTATCGTCTCAAGCTCAGTGATAGCATCTACGGCTTTCTCACTAGTCCTGAGTACACTTTCATTTATTATGCCGTTGAACGATCTTAATCGTGCTCCAGCTTTATCAATAGCCGGAATACCCTGATTTAACAGGTTCATCATTTGTGGACCTAATCGTGCGCCAAATAATCCCGCTGCCAGTGATGCTTTATCTGCTTGGCTCTCTACTTTTGATAGAGCATCAACAACCGCCCTAAAACGAACCACGCCATCTTCGAGTTTTCCTGACGCTAAGTCTGCTTCTAAACCAAGCAACCTAAACGTATCAGCAGCAGTACCAGTTCCCTTAGTTCTGGCCTCACCAGCGCTCTGCTGTAATTTACGAAGCGCTTTATCTAGTTCATCGCTTTTTACGCCAGCCAATTCAGCAGCGAAGCGATACTCTTGCAGTGCATCAGTCGTAACTCCGACTTTATCTGCGATCTTCGCAATATCATCAGCAAAATTCAGAGCTTTTTTAGTGGCAACTAGTACACCAGCACCAAGCGCACCAGCGGCCAAGGTTGTTTTTCTAATTGCACCACTAAGAGAAACAGCGGCTTTTCTTGTTGCTGCTAAACGAGTATTTAGAGAGCGAAACGCAGCAGCGGTTTTATCTCTAGCGGTTAAGTCTATTTTTAGCTGTTGATCCGCCATCGCCTCGACCTTTGCTGCGCTCGTCTTCTAGTTTAACAAAAACGCTCCACTCGATAAACTCTGTTAGCGTCATTTCACGCTCTAACTCAGAAACTGTTTTATGTAGACGATCTGCCAGATAAAATAAGAACTGACGTTGATCGTCCTCCCTTAGTTTTTTTCCAGTTCCTCAGTCTTCGATCCCATAATCTCTGTGCAAATTCTACTAATCACTTCGATGTCAGCGTGTTCTCTGAGAGCTTTTTTATCACCCGCATTGAACATTTTAGATCCATCTTCAGCTAACGCCTTTTGAACAAGTACTTCACACAACGCATCAATCTGGCTTTCGCTATTCCGACTAGCAAAATCAATCCTAGCTTGATCTCGGAGAGTAAACGGCGCAGCAAAGATAATAAGCGGCCCATCATCGTCACCCCACTCCGGTACACGAATTTCGCGCAATCCTTGAGCGTCGTAATGAGCTTTGATCCTATCGATGACATTTGTTTGCTCTTTCTTTTGAGCCATGTTTGTTCTCCCGTTAGACCGACATTGGGTGGGAAATAATTAACCCCCACCCAGCGCCGTTTAGTATTAGGCAACAGTGCCTTCAGTCAAAGCGCCAGTGCCTTGAACTGTTAAAGTAGCTTCAGTCATACCATCAAAGCTGGCGGTAACTGATCGACCCGTTACAAGAGCCGTTCCAGATAACTTGTGATCGCCCGTTGTATTGCCTTCCATTTGGAAAGAAACTGTGATCGAGCTATCAACAGTCATTGCTTGTTGAGCGGTGTCAGTGTCGTCAAAGTACACTTCCATCGATCCGCTCCAGCCCTTCATGCCAACCTCAAAGGTTCTGTATGAATCGCCAATGGTGCTGGACTCAATCGGGTCCATCGTTTCGTCAACAGACCATGATCTAATTTCTCCAACAACGTCAGAGCCGACGAGAACTGTTCCGCCGGAGCCTACAAAAGTCGCCATATCTAATCCTCCTGGCTATCTTCGATTAGAGCCATGATTGGCTCGGATTTAGGGCGGTCAGAAGTCCAACCCCGGCTTTCGTAAAGATCTAAACGATCCTCAGAAATCTCTATACCCTCGCCACCGTTGGGAGGAAAGACCATTATGCGTTTCATGCTGCGTTCTCCAGATCGTTTTCAACCGCTGCATATTCTATCACATAAGTTAAGCGAACCATTCCAGCGGGTCGCTCACCTTCATCGCTATATTCAGCTTCAACTGATTGTAGCCTAATTGTCTTGGCAAGGCCATTCATAGTTATATCACCAGCCATAGCCTCTTCAACTTCGAGCGCAATCTGATCGAGCGTGTCATCTAAAACTGTCGTCGATACTGCATAGCCCTCGATGATTAAGCTCAGTTCGCGCATTTGTGTTCGAGGTGGCACAATCGTCGAAACCTCGATGCTTTCATCGCGCGTATAAACGCAAAGTCCAGGAAGGTTCCCAGAAGCCATTGGATATACGCGGCTTGCGTAGATGTTAGATCCGGTGGTCGTTAATCCGGTCAAGTCAGTGATCGCTCTATCTCTTAACTGCTTTCTAAGATGCGCCATTAATCACGCTCCAGAACCAGAGTTGTGACACCAGTGCCATCCGGTTGAATAACGCGCACTGTGTAATTTATTGAATTAACGACGAGCGCATCGCCAGGAGTAGCAGTAGCAGGCACATCGCTGGATCGGCACATAAAACGTGGTTCCGCTGAGACAATGCCAACGCCACTTTGCGGATCAACTTCGAGAAATTCATTGTCGTAAATGCCGTTGATTGTGCTGGTTGCACCGCCATTGAGCGTATAACTCCCAGCGAGACCGAAGTCATCGATTGAGAAAAATACAGCTAGATCGTCGGCAGTTTCAACAGCCATTGGTTAACCTTCTGGTGTTTCTATTTCGTCTGCATCAACAGCGCGATTTGATAAAACTGGCCCACGTGAGCGAGTGCGTTTCGCTGCTTTAACTTGCTCCGCTTCACCGCGAGCGATCATTCTTTCAGCGATATGATCTGGAAGCTCGACACTATCTCCAGGCCACAAGTTGCGACCATGAATTGCAGAGAAAGTCTTTTTAGAAATCGTTAGCTTCATATTTGCTCCAGGGTGGGTTGGGGTGGCAATCGAAACCACCACCCCTCGCCATTAGTTAAATCAAGCAGTGCTTACTTCGTCAGTTTTAGCGAAAGAAACTGCATTGCGGAGAGCAACGTCAACTTCTTGCATTATCGAAATAACCACATCACCGGATTTGCTGTTGGTGTAAGGATCAACAATGACCGAAGGTGCGCCAAACAAGCCAACCATAAGCTGGCTGAAGTCACCAAAGATCAATGCAGATGCATCTGTACCACCATCACCCGGATTGAGATTAGATGGAACATTGCTTGTGAACTCGGCGCGATAACCATAGAGGTTATTCCAAGGATCGTTCAGAAGCATGACGCTATCGGTTGAACCAACGCGAGCGGTGTTAGCCAACTTAGCTTTCACTTTTGGATTTGATAACCAGCCAAGAGCGGCTTGATTAACAACGCCATTTGCTTGCTCAACAGTTTGCACCAGAGTTGTGATATCAGCCCAGGTTAGCGCATCAACGTCAGTACCAGCCGAAATATCGACATTGCCGACGCTGCCATTGTTCAAGATACCTGTGGGTTGACCAGAGGAACCAGAACCTTGGATAGCGTAGTATTCGATCTTATCGGCAATAGAGCGAAGAAGGTCGTCTTGCACGATTTGCTCGATTGATGGGATCGACTCAAGAGCCAACAAACGCGATACTTGAGCATATGCACCAAGTGTGCGTGGCTGAAGCGTTACAGCCGCATCTGTTGGAGACTGATCGGAAACATCAGCAGCTTCTTCAACAAATCCCGCTGCTGCACCCGTAGCTATCTTAGGGATGGAGATGCGGTTTGTTAAGCCACCCATGAAAGTTACACCAAGAGCGGCCATAACTTGCTTTGCGCGAAGAGCTTCGATGAAAAGATCACCACGCTGGATGGTTGGAACAAAGCTATCTGATACGTTTTCGCCAGTGATACCGCCAGTGGCAGCAGTTGTCATAACGCCAGATCGCCATGCAAAATCAGGAACATATACACCCTGCGATGCTTTGCCTGTGCGACGCTCGATTTCTTGGTGCATTTCGCGCTCGAAACCAGCTTCCGACCAATCGCCACGAACCTGTGCTTGAACCATACGGCCCAAAGAATACTGGCGCTTTTCTGCTGGCTTGGCTTCGACTGCTGCTGGATTTACATCAAGAGGCTTGCTCTCAAGTGCGTCCAACAACTCACCCCGGAATTGCTCGACAGAGATGCCGCGCTCCAGAGCTTTGTCACCAAGATCTGCTTTGTTGTGACGGCGAGCGAGTTTCATTATCTCGCTTGCGTTGCGATGAGCGACCTGAGCAGCCTCAGCCCGTACCTCATCGAGATTTACTTCATCAGCCATTTTGGCCTCCTTTACTTCGATGGTTTGGTTTAAGGGTTGCGGAGCCGACCGCCCTACCCCGACATTTTGACTTCTGTCAGCGGGTATTGAAACGATTGAAATCTCCATTGGAGTTGTCCGAACCCGATAGATCTCCTCGGAATCGTCTTTCTCCTCGATCCGCCCGTCAATACGATATCCGACTGAGATATTTTGCCGAATTCCGTCGAGCACGTCAGTAAACACTTCTGAAGAAAGTGACGATCTTCCGAACCTCACTGTAGCGCGAAGACGACGCGCACCTTCATCCAAGTCTACCGATTCCACAACGCCGATTTGTCGCTCCATATCATGATCGAGTAGGAGCGGCGCACGACCACTATTTAAAAATGAAAGATCCATTGATCCGGCGCGATGGTCGATTACTTCCATACCAAAGCTGCGCTCAACAGGCTCTTCACTAGAAACCCCAAGTCTGAC